CACCCACTCGCTGCAGGTGCGCGACACCGCGTCGAAGTTCCTGCCGCTGTCGGCCGAGGGGCAGACGCTCGACGGGCTGAACGTGTCGGCGGCGCTGATCGACGAGCTGCACGCGCACAAGACGCGCCAGGTGCACGACGTGCTCGACTCGGGCACCGGCTCGCGCATGCAGCCGCTGATCGGCAAGATCACCACCGCCGGCTCGAACCGCGCCGGGGTGTGCTGGGACCAGCGCCTCTACGTCACCAAGCTGCTGGCCGGCGTGCTGCGCCGGCACGGCGGCATGGGCTACCGCATCGAGGGCGACGTCGCCGAGGACGAGGCGTACTGGGGCGTCATCTACACGCTCGACGAGGGCGACGACCCGCTCGCCGAGTCGACCTGGCGCAAGGCGAATCCGAACTACGGCGTGTCGGTCGAGCCCGACGACGTCGTGCGCATGGCGCAGGTGGCCCGCACGCAGGCCGCGTCGCTGAACGAGTTCCTCACCAAGCGCCTCAACGTCTGGATCAACGCCGACAGCGCGTGGATGAACATGCTCACCTGGGACGCGTGCGCGCGGCCCGGGCTGAAGGCGGAGGACTTCGCCGGCGAGGAGTGCGTGGTCGCGCTCGACGCCGCGTTCAAGAAAGACCTCTTCGCCAAGGTGAAGGTGTTTCGGCGCGACGGCGTGGTGTACGCGTTCGGGCGCTACTACATGCCGGAGGCGCTCGGGCGGCGCGCGGGCTTCGAGCAGCTCGAGGCCTGGGCGCGCGACGGCTGGATCCGCACCACGCCGGGCGAGGTGCTCGACATCGAGGCGGTGCGCGAGGAGCTCCTCGCCGACACCTCCGCGCACCAGGTGGCGGAAGTGCCGTTCGACCCGGCGCAGCTCACCCAGTTCGCAACCGAGATGCTTGAGCGCGGCGTGCCGATGGTGGAAGTGCGGCCGACGGTGCTCAACTTCTCGCCGGCGATGAAGGAGCTCGACGCGCTGGTGCAGTCGGGCAAGTTCGTGCACGCCGGCGACCCGGTGCTCGGGTGGATGGTCGCGAACGTGGTGTGCCACACCGACGCGAAGGACAACATCTACCCGCGCAAGGAAACGCACGCGGCGAAGATCGACGGCGCGATCGCGCTGATCATGGCGCTCAACCGGCTCCTGGTGCGCGAGCCCGAGGTGGTGCCGGGCATCGAGGTGATCGGGTGAGCGCGCGCACAAGCCTTGCAGGCGTCGCAGCGCCGGCGGCCGGGGTGTACGAATGAGTCTCCTCGGCCGCCTGCGCGCTGCCTTCGCTCCGCGCGCGAGCTACGGGACGCTCGAGGAGCGCGCGTTCGCCGAGCGCCTGGAGCTCCTCGGCAGCCTCGGCCTGCAGGTCAACGAGCACACCGCGCTGCAGATCTCGACCGTCTGGGCGTGCGTGCGGGTGATCGCCGAGTCGATCGCGATGCTGCCCGCCGACGTGATCGAGCGCTCGAACGGCCGGCGCAGCGAGGTCTCCGACCATCCGGTGTCGTGGCTGCTCAACATGAGCCCCGACGGCGAGATCCCCGCCTTCCACGCGCGCGAGGCCCTGCAGCAGTGGGCACTGCTATGGCCGGGCGGGTACGCCGAAATCGAGCGCGATCGCGCCGAACGGCCGGCGAACCTGCACCTGATCGCTCCGGATCGCGTCGAAGCGAAGCGGGATTCCGCCGGAAGGCTGGTGTATGCGGTGACGCAGGACGACGGCCGCCGGGTCGAGATCCCGGCACGCAACATGCTCCACCTGCGCGGGCCGAGCTGGGACGGCACCGACGGCTACGGGCTGATCAAGCTCGCACGCCGCTCTTTCGGCCTGACCGCCGGCATGGAGATCTTCGGCAGCTCGTTCTTCCGCAACGGCGCGCAGCTCGGAACGAAGTACACGACCGAGCAGCGCATGACCCCCGAGCAGATCGCCGAGTTGCGCCAGCAGATCGAGAAGCTCCACACCGGGGCGGCGAACGCTTTCAAGACGGCGATCCTGCACTCCGGGCTCAAGACCCTGGACTCGACGATGCCGCTCAAGGACGCGCAGTTCCTCGAGGGGCGGCGCTTCCAGGTGCTCGAGGTGGCGCGCTGGTTCCGGGTGCCGCCGCACCTGGTCGCCGAGCTCGAGCGCGCGACGCACTCGAACGTCGAGCAGGAGCAGCTCGCGTTCGTCGCCCACTGTCTGCTGCCTTGGGCAAAGCGCTTCGAGGCCGAGGTCAACATCAAGCTCTTCGGCCGCAACCAGGCGGGGCGGCAGCAGGTGAAGCTCAACTTCGGCGCGCTCCTGCGCGGCGACATGAAGACCCGCTTCGAGGCCTACCGGATCGCGCGCGAGGGCGGCTGGATGAACGCCGACGACATCCGCGAGCTCGAGGACCGCAACCCGCTGCCCGACGGCCAGGGCAAGCCCTACCTGGTGCCGTCGAACATGAGCCTGATGCGCGAGCTCGCGGCGCGCGCGGACAAGGCCGAGGCCGACGCGACCGCGCCGGCGGAGCCGGCTCCGGCCGCGGACGACGACGCACCGGCCCCCGGTGTGCAGCCCGACGCGGACGACCCGGCGCGCGCGCGCCTGAACCTGGTGAGGACCTGAGCGATGGCCGAGGAGACCGAGCAAACCGCGGGCGAGCTGCTGCTGTACGGCGACATCGGCGAGAGCTGGTGGGGCGAGTCGATCTCCGCGAAGTCGGTCGCCGACCGGCTGAAGGAGATCGGCGACGTCGACGTACTGAACGTGCGCATCAACAGCGCCGGCGGCAGCGCGTTCGAGGGCATCGCGATCTACAACCAGCTCGTGCGCGCGAAGCCTCGCATCGAGATCGACATCGACGGGATGGCGCTGTCGATCGCATCGGTGATCGCGATGGCGGGGGCACACATCCGCATGGCCGAGAACGCGATGCTCATGATCCACGACCCGTGGACCTTCGCGATGGGCGACGCCGAGGATCTGCGCAAGACCGCGGAGCTCCTCGACGGGATGAAGGACAACCTGATTACCACCTACGCGCGGCGCACCAGCATCGAGCGCGAGGAGCTCGCCGACCTGATGGCCGAGGAGACCTGGTTCAACGCCGCCGAGGCGCAGGAGCGCGGGTTCGTCGACGAGGTCACCGCCGGCCAGGCGGCCGAGAACGCCGCGGCCCGCGCGAAGCTGACGCGCGTGCAGGCGCGGCGCTTCCGCCATCCGCCGAAGAACCTGGTCGAGCACGGCCGGCGGGTGCTCAGCATCGCCGCGAAGGCGGGCGCCGAGCGCGTCGCCCAGGCCGCCGGGCGACAGAAGATTGTTTCGATCGTCGAGTCCGCTCGGCGACTGAGGCAGGGGCAGGCCTGAACGGGCCACTTTCCACGTAGAGGAGATACGCAATGTCGAATCGCATCGACGAAATCAGGGCCCGCCTGCTCGAGATTTCCGAACAGGTCCAGGCCATCCAGGACAAGGCCGACGCCGGCAAGCGCGAGCTCTCGCCGGAGGAGCTGAAGGCCGTCACCGAGCTGCACAACGAATTCGAGCGGCTCGACGAGGATCTCAAGCGCCGCGAGAAGGCCGACGCGATGAAGGCCTCGCTCGGCACCGGCACCGGCCGCGTGAGCGACCCGGCCCGCCCCGGCACGAGCGAGCCGCAGGCCCGCTCCGGCGGCGGCCTGCCGAACACGAACCTGCGCACGCGCGAGGAGCGCGACCGCTGGGGCTTTTCGAACCTGGGTGACTTCGCCCAGGCGGTGCGCGCCTGGGGCCAGGGGCGGCAGGACCCGCGCCTGATCGCGAACGCGAGCCTGTCGACCTACTCGAGCGAGGGCGTCGGCGCCGACGGCGGCTTCGCGGTGCCGCCCGAGTGGCGCGCCGAGATCCAGCGCCTCGTGACGGGGGAGGACTCGATGCTCGCGATGTGCGACGCGATGCCGACCGACTCGAACATGGTGATCGTACCGACCGACGAGGACACCGCCTGGTCGACCTCGGGCGGGGTGCGGGTGTACCGCCGCGCCGAAGCGGCCGCGATGGCGCAGTCGAAGATGGCGCTCAAGGACATCACCGTGCGCGTCGACGAGATGTACGCGCTCGTGCCGGTCACCGACCAGCTCCTCGAGGACGCGCCGCTGCTCGGGCGCTTCCTGTCGGCGAAGGCGGCCGAGAAGATGGACTTCAAGATCACCGACGAGGTGATCAACGGCACCGGCGCCGGCGGCCAGATGCTCGGCATCATGAATGCGCCGTGCCTGGTGACGGTGTCGAAGGAATCGAGCCAGGCGGCGGACACCCTGCTCGGCGCGAACGTCTCGAAGATGTGGGCGCGCATGCCGCGCCGCGCGCGCGCGAACGGCGTGTGGCTCATGAACCAGGACCTCGAGCCGCAACTGATCGGGCTCAACATCCCGGTGAAGAACGTGGCCGGCACCGAGAACGTCGGCGGCCTGCCGGTCTACATCCCCCCGGGCGGCCTGTCCTCGACCCCGTACGGCACGCTCCTCGGCCGGCCGGTGATCACCACCGAGGCCTGCGCGGCGATCGGCGACCTGGGCGACATCATCTTCGCCAACCTCAAGGGCTATTTCGCGCCCTACAAGGCGGGCGGCGTGCGCGAGGCGATGTCGATTCACCTCTGGTTCGACCAGGGCGTGACCGCCTTCAAGTGGACGTTCCGCGTCGGCGGGCAGCCGTGGCTGTCGGCCGCGATCGCGCGGAAGAACGGCTCGAACACCCTGAGCGACTTCGTGACGCTCGAGGCGCGGTAACCCGCACGCCCGCCATCAGACGAAAGGAGCAGCACAATGAACCCGACCCACCTGGCCGACGCCCTCGCGGTCGTCGGCGTCGCCAATCCCGGCACAGTCAACAGCACGCCGAAGGTGTCCGGCGCGATCGCGGCCAAGACCGGCGTCACCTACCTCGCGATCTTCGCGCTCGGCGACATGGCGGCGGAGACGATCGACATGGGCATCCAGTCGGTCGACTCCGACGGCACGTCGAACGCGGCCGACATCACCGGCCTGCAGGCGACGCAGCTCGCGGCGCACGCGACCAACAACGACAACAAGCAGATCGTGATCGCCTTCGACGGCACCGACCTGATCGCGAGCGGCAAGTCGCACTTCCGCGTGCGGATGGTCACCGGCAACACGACCGGCGGCGCGGGGTCGTGCGTCGTGGTGGCGGTGCCGCGGTACGGGCCGGCGGACGGTGTCGACCTCTCGAGCGTGGTGCAGGTCATCAAGTAAGGCAGGAGGCTCCGAGCGCCACCGGCGCGGGCAGGGGCCCGCGCCGGGCCGCCGAAAGGACACCGCGATGCTACTCAAACGGAAATACGACCTGCGCGACCCGGCCCAGCCGGTCGTGACCGGGGTCGAGCTGCGGCACACCGGGATCAAGCCCGAGCAGAACTTCTCGGTGCGGCTCGTGTCGCAGGGCCTCGCCGAGGGCTGGCTCGAGCTCGGCGACGGGACGATCACGCTGCACACCGACGTCGCGCCGCTGCGCTACACGGTGCGGCGCGCGCCGGGCTACTACTGCTGCCACGACGGCAAGCGCATCCCGATAAGCGACATGGCGCAGCAGGAGCGCCTGCGCACCGGCATCGGGCGACTCGCGGCGCTCGAGGCGCGGGCGTACCTCGCCACCCAGGGCTTCGCGGGCAAGCCCTCGCCGGACGCGGCGAACCCGGCCGGCTACCAGGTGCTCGAGCACTACGAGTGCGTCCTGGACGCCGCCCAGCACGCGAAGTGGAAGGCGAAGCCGGGGGCGCTCGCGCCCTCGATGCGCGCCGCGAAGGAGGGCTGAGCCGTGGCGAATTTTGTCTTTAACATCGCGCTCGGGCGCGTGGCGGAGCTGTACAACCGGGTCGACTCGAACGACCCGGCGAACTCGGCGCTCGTGATCCTGGTCCTCGCGACCTCCGGCATCGAGTCGGACGCGACGCTCAAGGACAAGGACACGGTGACCGACCTCGTGTCGGGCACCACCAACGAGGTCACCACCAGCGGC